TACTCACCAGTCACCCGCATGTTATCCATGCCGGTAAAACCGAAGTAGTGCTTCTCGCTCAGACTGGACCTTGAGGCTCTCCGGCTCATGGCAGCGGATTACTCCCCCCAGATTTTTTCGGTTTCCTGGCCTTGGCAAAGAAGTTAATCATACCGATGTCTCCCCGAGGGGAGCCATACAACCCCCGGCGCAACTCCTCTTCCCACCACATCAAGCTCTGGTGGGGCACTTGCACCATAAGGTCTTGAAGTAGCTTAAAGTTTCGGATAACCACTTTGGGGATGAGGACGCGGTAGCGAAAATGCTCTGGGATACAACTCGGCTCGTCGTCCTCATCTTCCATATCAGTGGGTTTTTTGTAGTACCAAAGTTTGATGGTTTCGGTAGCCAAAGGATAAATCCCGATTTGCTGGGCTTCCTCAGTCACCGCTATCGTGGTCACATTGTCCCCGGTCTCATCGTGGTCCAGGTCCAGACTATCCATTTCTTCCCAACGATTGCAGACATAGATTCGCGTCCAGTTGCTATCTGTGGCTTTGAAAAGGTTTTTGTGATAGGTGGCCGGGGGGTCGTAAAGCCAAGTGCTTGTAGTAACTGCGAAACTTTCTGGGGAGAGCAGGCGTAAATACGGCAGGTCAAAGTCAGTGGCAATCTCATTTACCGCGTCATTCAACCAATCGGTAAAGTAGGGCTCCAGGGAGTCATCCCTGATGATTACCGACAATTCAGATTTTAACCTAGCCAAATTCATCGCCGCTCCCCCGAAGAGGTTTAGTCATCCACCACGCCCATATACCACTTCTTAGCCGTGGCCAGTTCAACCCCGCATTGAGGGCAAAAAAACTCAGGCGGGTAGTCGGTTGAGCCATCCTTATTCATCCTGAAAGGGCGGCACAACTCTGGCCGGTAAACCAATTTGCACTGTGGATTCGGGCATACTGTCAAGTAGTCTGTCATTCAACCATGGCTTCTTGGGCCACCACATCAGTCAGGGGCGGTGGAGCAGCCGGGACCGGCTTTGCTTTAGCGGGTCTGCCCTTGGGTTTAGGCTTGGACTTCTTCGCCGCAGGTTGCCGATAAGAGGGTTTATCCTCTTTCTTCGCCATCCATTCAGGTGTCTCAGAAGGAGCCTTGGCCTTTTTGGCTTCTTGCTGCATGAAACAACGAATAAGCCATTCCTGGTGCATCCCCGACCCAATAGCCTGGGTAATCTCCGATATGCTTGTTACCGGAGTCCCATCCTCAAACTGAAGGGTCAGGTCAGGCCGTACCGTGATGCCCATTTTCTCGGTCTTGCTTTCATCCAGTCTGGTGTCAAACCAGTACATGGCTTCATCCCGGTCTTTCCCTGGAGGGATAATCTCCAGGTCTTTCTTCTTCTCAACCGGCAAACCGGATTCGTAGCAATAACCCCCATCAAACAGCTTGTGAATCTTGGGGGCACCAAGCTCCGCACTTACATAAGTGCCGAGAACCTGAATGAGTCCATTAGGGCCGGTGTCCAGGATTTGCGGCTCGCTCACGGGAAACATATTGGTTTCCAACCGCTTGAGACGCTCGTACTCTTCCCGGCTAATCTCCACCATCAGTTTATCAACTTCTGACATAACCCCTCGCTTATCTGTGGTTTTATTGACCAACAATCATCAATTCAACGGAGGTGGCAGCCGGAGCCCCGGCATATTCAGCACCACCGGCCAAATCCCAGATGTAAAGTTTGTGATTAGTTATGTCCACGGTATAGAGAAGCCCGGTAGCGATTACCACAACTGCCGGGGCATATCTGATAGCATGGTACAGGTCAAAATGCCCTATGGAGGGTAGAGGGATGCCGCCAGCGGGATAATCATCTATCCCGTCGCCATAGGCAATATTGGCGAAAATCACTTTGTTGCCAAGGACCATGCGGTCATTATCCCCAAGCCCAACGGTAACGGTCACATCGTCGGCTGTTAAATTGGCCATACCGTCACCTCCTATTCAGTCACGATTTCAAGGTTAGTCATTAAGTCACGAATCTCGCTACTGGGAAACCAGCAGAAAAACGGAATGCCAGCACCAGCCGCAGCACCGCCACTAGTCCCCTGAGTTTTACACTCAATGACGAGTTGCTCGCCAGGGTCAATGACGATACCATTAAACTCATTTAGTATAATGGTCCCATCAGCCCAGGCATCAACCAAGGTAATGGTTGCTAACTCTACCCGGCCCACATTGCTGTTATGAGTCACCCGATGGTCCAATGAAAGGATTTGAGCCACAGCATCCACATTGACTGTGGTGGTAACTTCATAACCGAAACCAACTACTGTCATGGGTCTCCGAGCCGTGAAGACAAACAAATCAGCAGCGGCGGCATTGTAGGCGGTAGGAGTATAAGCTACATCAGCAAGCGGCGCAGACAACAGGCCGACTTCAAAAGTCCCGTAAATTCCCCAACTCATGGTATTTCCTCCTTAAATGGACTCATGGTTACAGGCTACCGATGCGGATAATCTTGGCATGACCGTCCGAGGCGCTGGCCCATACTGAGCCAAGAGCCAGGAGACCGTACCAAGCCGCAGCGTGTGAGCGGCCAAAGTCCATCTGATAGTTGCTCTGCACCCGCAGATGCGGGGTGTCAACCTCAATGGCCGCGATCCCTTCATCACCGAAAACCACCGCCTCGCCAAGAGTCGAGCTTGTGCCGGAAGAATTGGCGAAGGCCATGGCCCGGTTGACCTCAACCCAACGGATACCCTCGGTCATGCCCTGCTCGCCCTTATAGAAGAAGTCGCCCTTTTGGAGATATAGATGCGGCAAAATCCAGTTGGGGTCATTTTTCAGGGAGCGCATATTTCTGTTGCAGGACAGACCCACATAGTTGTCGCCCTCATAGGGCGGGCAATGGATGGTGTCCCGGAGATAGTCAACCAGGAGCTTGCAATGTTGGTAAGTCAGACCAACCGTAACCACGGCATTGAAGAGGCCGGTAGTCAGAAAAGTCCCGGCGCTGACTGTCGAAGGGGTGAAAGTGACCAAAACCGTGGCGGCTTCCTTGAAAGCCGCGGCCGAATGGGTATCAAGAGCGTCAACCATCTGTTTGCGAAGCTCTTTTTGTAGATAGTTGGACGGCTTGAATTTGCTCAGTTCCTCGGCCAGGTTGGTGTACTCCACGCCTTCGCCGTATTCTTTAACCTGCAAGGCCCGGTCGCCCAAGGTGAGTTTGCGAACCGGGATTCTGGTCGTTTCAGCCAGCACCGATGAGGTAGAGCGGGTCAGCGGCGTAACGTGCATCATGTGGACGTACTCGCCCTTGCCCTTGCCAAACCCCGTGCCGGGGTCCATAGTAAATTGATATACCTTGGCTTCTCCAATACTCACTTCCAACAGCTTGTTGCTGATATAGTGATTTTTGAAGACGCCAACATCTGCATCCCATGTCCAGTTATGAGGGGAAGCCATTTATAAACCTCCTATTAAATTCTTCGCTTTTCCCGCCAAGAATCCATCATGGCTGATAGAGACTGCGGTTTATCGGATTCTTCCTGCTTGGTTTCTCGTATAGGGGTGCGCCCGCCGCGCTCCAAAATTGCCTGTTGCGGGGCCGCTTCTCCCCTTTCTTTGGCCAAGTTGGTGTAAAACTTCTTGACCTCATTAGTCATAAAATCAACTTGCTCCTTCAGGGTGACATTCTCATGGTAAGGAGCGTCCGCCAGGGCATTCCAGAACAAGCGCGAGACGTTGCTGTCATTCATGTTAAGTCCGGCTTCTTTCGCCATCTGAATGGCAGCTTGACGGGAAGCGTTTACCTGGGCATCTTCTGCCGCCCTCTGCTCTGCGGTCTGGCGCTCCCTTTGCAGCTTTTCCTCAACCTTTCTCTCAATGTAAGAATCATCGAATTGGGGTTGAGTGGGAGTTTTCTCTTGCAGAGTCAACAACTTGGCAAACAGTTTAGCCCTCTTGCCTTCGTACCCGTCTTCATACGGGTCTAACCCGTCAATGTCCTTCCAAGTACCGGCAATCTGCGCTTCCAGTTCCTCAGATGTTTTTTGGGCAACTTCCTCTTGGGGTTGAGCCTGAACTTTTTCAAGCTCCTGCAACCGCTTCTCATACTCAGCCGCCTTAGTAGTGGCCTCGTGCATCTTGCGCTCGGCCTCTAAGTAGGCTCTTTCGGCCTCATCCTGGCTAGAATACTTATATTTCTTGCCTTCATGCTCGATGGGCTGGGTAGGAAGGTCTTCCTTGACAACCGGAGTCTTAACCTCTTCTTCAGGAGGTTTAGCTTCCTTGCCTTCTGGAACCTCATCCACTTCTTCGGGAGGATTTTCCAGAGTCGGGTCGTTAGGATGCCCCTGCAAAACCACTCGGGATTGGCGTTGCTTATCACGCATTGCCGCCATTGAACCGGGGTCATCTGAGGTTTTTGCTTGTTCCAAGTCAATTTCCGGCATAAACACTCCTTAAGCGGGTGTCCTTACGGGCCGCTTGATTTATTTCAAGCCTGGTATCCCTTCTAGGGGCAGACCTGTTGCCTTCTTAAAATGTGACCGCATTAGAGTTGGAACTAATTGAATTGTTTCTCCAATCTCTTTTGCGATGTCATACCAAACTTTATAAATAGTATCTTCCATCAAAATCTTTTCGACATGACTAGCCACTACTTTAGTGAAGGCCCCAAACACCAATCCACCACTGCCTCTCAAGTCTTCTAGTAGCTCATGTCGTAATCTTTCCGCCTCATCTACCTTTTTTTTGAAGTAGTCGGCCCTGGCATCTGGCATCCCTTTGGTTTTGGGAAGTCCGGTAACAATATCGGTTTCAACGCCGCCGCTTCCTAAGCTCATAAATTCTCCATAGTAGGTGGTTGCTCAGGCATGATGCCGCCCCCTACTTCCTGGGGCATCTGTTGAGCCATCATTTCCGCTTGCTGTTGTTGCGCCATAGCCGCAGCTTGATTGATGCTGATTTCTATCTGGGCACAGGTGGCATCATCCCACCTGATATTCTCGTCTTTCAGATTAAGGCGCTCTTCAATACTCTTGAGTACCGGCCAAGCCCGGAGATAGGGTTGGAAGTTGGGGTCTTGGAAGAGAGGCAATATCAAATCCCGCATATTGCGTATCTGCTCCCAGTCGGCCATCATGGCGCTGACCCCGGACACGGTGTATTGTCCACTGGTCAAAGGAGGCAGTCTCAAGCCGGTAGGACTTGTGGGGTCGGCATACTGCTGGGCTACTTCCGGCCCCATAAACTTTTCCAGGTCGGCATAAGGCATGAAGATGTCAAGGGTTTCAGATCCGGCGACAATAGCTTCCTGACCCCCTTGCTCAATGTTGAAGCCCATCAAGCCAAAGACGGTCATGGACTGGTCCAGGTTTTGGGCTGATTCCCGGGCCGTGACTTCGGAACGGTAGCCCGGTAAGCCCCTGACCACGCTTGGGACTAAAACTCCATCCTCATACTGCATCTTGCAGAAGTTGAGATTGGCCAAAACATCCGTGGTAGTGGACCGGCTATGAATCTCCCGGTAAGCCTGTTGACCGGAAAGGGTGCCGTAGGTCAGGCACATCTTGCCCGGATACCAGTCGAGGTCGGTCTTATCCACCATGGCCGACACATCAATCTCAATGGGCGGGTTGACCAGCCAGTTGAGATAGTCGGCATGGAGA